CCTTCTTTTATTAAGCTACTGGTTCAATTCCTTTTTCGCTTAATAGGTCACGCATTTTTTCAATTCCATAATCCCTTGCATTGTGACCCCCGTTACTTCCTTCTTTCATTGTGAATTTATCAAATGGAAATAAATTTATATTTTCTTTTATTTGTTTTTGTAAGGCTGATAATATTTCGCGTTTATTTTTTATAAAATCATTTTGTGTTTTTCTTCTCTTCTCTTTTTTCTCTTTTTTGATATCAGAAATCTTAGGTATTGTTAATAATTCTCTTGCTGATTTTTTTCTGTTATCAAAACATTGCCATTCAAAATCATCATTATAACAACAATATTCGATTGTTATATCTATTGGTGATGTTTCAAACAATCTATCCTTAATATTATCCAAACTTAATTCTATTTCATCATTTAAATGTTTATAATATGCACGTTTTGGTTTTAAAGAAAAACTATCAAATATAAGAGGTAATTCTTTATGCCTTTTTATCCCTAGTTGTCTAAAATCAGCTAAATCCTCAACGACATGGAAATAGTTTATAATTTCTTCTTTACCTAATTTCAAACCGTATTCTCCTGCACGTTTTCCGTATTTAAAGAAATGAGATTCTGGTTTCTCCAAGAAGTTATCCAATTTTTTCATTAAGTAAGCTTCGTTTTCAAATTCCCTATCAAACGTTTGATATCCCGATGTTTTAACTTCCCACTTTTCATTAGATAATTTGTATTCATATACTGCCGTATTTAAAAATAAACCTTCGGTAAATTCTTCTGGTTCTTCAAAAATACCTAAAACTTTGTATCCTTTAGGACTCCATCCATTTGTATTTATCATTTCAAATTCAGATAATATACTATCAAAACAATGATCTAAATAATCATATGCTGGTCTTTCTGAATCGGGCATTTCAAATTTTACGCAATCCGTTAAAATTGAAATTACTTTACCACCATTCTTTTCTATGTTTAAAGCTCCTTCTTGTACTCTTATTCTACCAAATGCGGTTATCATAGAGGATACAATCGGATTAAACATATAACCTACATCGAATCCTGCGAAATAAATTTCTTGTTCTCCATCTTCATTTTCTGAACAGGCATATTGTTGGAAAGCTTGAAAGAACTTCCCGTATATAGCATTCATAATTAGTTTAACAATATACTCGGAATGTTTTCCTGCATCTCGTAATTTCAAACGAAGTTCCCAAAGTATATCAATTACTTTACTAATTGGATGTAATTTACCATTCGTTTCAATAACAACAACTTCAAGTATTTCTTTAATAACTTCATTATGCTTATCTTTATCAATTTGTGATAAAAGGAATTCTATTTCCTTATAATGAACTGTAGTTATGAAATTACCAAAACCTAAAACATTACGCCTTATTTGATTAACAGTTCCCTCTTCTCCTTTTTGCTTAATCATAATTGTATGCCTAACATTAGGAGGTATTTCGAATTCGCAAGTCAGCATGACAATTCGTTTCAAACTAGGTTTAGGAACTTCCTTGAAATCTTTTATATTATCAAAATATTGAACAGTACTATTTCTTAAATCGGGGATACAATAACGCATAATAGCTGGATAACTAGCACCTATATCGGTATTAGCCCCTCTTTCTATATAACCAACTTTTTCGTGTTCAATAATAGCCCCTTGATTAGCATCAAAACTTAAGTTTATAGCCTTTGCTATGATATCGACATCAATATCTTTTTCTTGCCAATCGTTCATAGTTGATTCTATCGAAAAGCTTTTTAATTCCTTTTCATCTAAAACTTTAGCTATAGCTGCTTCAGATAATGTACCGGCTGAATAAAACGAATTAGGGAAACAACCAAAACTTTCTTTAAACATATTCATCACAACATAAATTAAATCCTTAGATAAAAAAGAATTATACATGTTTTGTTTTAAAATCTTTTTAACATAAGTATTATCTTGTAACTTATGATTATTTTTATCTACCTTTTTGTTATAACCATTCGAAAACAAATCCCAATTAACTTTACTTTCTTTTATTTCTTCAGCGTATTTAAGATTTGCATTTCTAGCGCATTCAATAGGAGTCTTTTGCCAAAATGGTTTAGAACGAAAAGTATTACATTTACTCATCTTTTTATTTTTTATAACAAATAATTCTAAATTACCATTCAAAACTTTAGATACTCCTATAGTTTCACCGTTACCAATATCTAATTCAATAATAGGAGGTTCTGTCCATGAACCACTTTTCTTGTGAAATTTTCCATTGATTCCTTTTAAAACTCTTTGAAATATTTTTACCTGTTCGTCTTGATCTAAACATTTTCTTTCCATTAACAACTTCAAAATAAGGATTGATTCAATTTCATTAAAGTGACAAATAATTTTATTATTAAAATGGCAATCTTTAATGATATTTTTCAGCATGTAAATAACTGATAAATCCATATCCTTTTCGTTTTCTCTGTAAATATAGTGATATCCGTTTTTCTTTGTCACAGGATTGTACGAGCAAAAACCAAATAACATAATTTTTCCGGTCACTTCATCAACTTCAAATTTAAATCCATATAACCCTTTACGTTTATCTGAATATAAATATTCCGCTGGTTTTGGACTTGAAAAAGTATGTACATTAGATAGATGAACTTCCATCTCTGAATATTCCAGCTTGTCCAATCCTTCGACACCTAAGAACGAAGGATTTATTTTTTTCATTTACATAACTTACCTCCTTTAAAAAAAACATAACTTACAAGCACAATTATAGCACATAAAAAAAGAAATCATGTCATATAATTCTATGAAAAGCGAAAAAAATAATTAAAAAAAGATATTTAACAATTAAATTAAATAAACGAGATATAAAATTATGTCACGAATGACGAAAAAAAAGAGTGTGACAAGTCACACAGAAATTATACTTCAAAAATATTTCCCGACTCATAAAAAGTTTTGGGGTTAATCGAACAAAGTGAGATTTGTAATTATTATGGAACGAAGTGGAATAAAAATTACCCGACCGATAGTCGACGCCTGAACGGAGTGAAGGTGGTCGACAAGAGGCTAGAGCGCCACTTGTCGACCACCTTCACTCCGTTCAGGCGTCGACTATCGGTCGGGTAATTTTTATTCCACTTCGTTCCATAATAATTACAAATCTCACTTTGTTCGATTAACCCCAAAACTTTTTATGAGTCGGGAAATATTTTTGAAGTATAATTCCTGTGTGACTTGTCACACTTTCCCTCAAATGTTAAAAATGACATATTGTGTTGTTTTTTAATTGAAAATGTTTTAAAATTAATTTATGTAATTTATTACAAAATGGAAGGAAGTTTTAAGTTTGAAAAAACTCACAACTATAACGGTTGATACTCGAGCTAAAAAAAGATTTGATAGAGTGTCACATAGGTTGGGAACAAAAAATGCAACTGAAACACTTACAAAACTAATCGATTACTTTGAAAAAGCTGATGACAAGCTATTCATTGAGTTGCATGATTTCTTTTATGAAACTATGCAAAAGAAGTACGAGGATAGTTAAGTATGGCTAAGATTTATCCTTACTCTCAATATGTCAGGAAAGTTATTTGCACAGATTGTGGATGTATAATAGAAAAAACCATTAATTACAAACCTCCAAAAAATAATTGTTTTTGGGGATGTAATGAATGCGGAAGTCAGAACACTATTGTTTCTTACAGAGAGAAAAAAAGATAAAAAGAAACATAATATGGAGTGATTTAATTTGAAGAAGAAGAAGACACTTTATAAGATGATAAGAGAGTTAGGTTTTGATATTAAATTTTCTAAAAAGATTTCACAACGTAAGAACGGGGAATTCGATAAAGTACGATTAGAAGAAATGTTATTCAAATACAAAGGTGACGCCTCTTTAGTCGAAAAAGTTTTTGATGGTAATAAAAGTTTAACAAAAAAAGAAATTAATAAATTTATTAACGCAGAAAGAAGAGAGAGGAAGTTTTTTAAAGGTAGATATGCAGGTGAATTAACAAAGAAAGAAAGAGATATCTTATCAGAAACTTTACAGAAGGACGGGTTAAGTAAAGTTAAACGTATATTAAAGAATGAGACAGTAGATATATTAAGTAGGACAGAAGAGTTTAAAAGATATATAGGTAAAGGGAAGAAACCACCTAAATATATGATAAAAGATATTAAACGCATAAATAAGATCATGGGGGCAAGTCCTAACGGACAACCGGGTTTATTTGTCGTAAGGGAGATGTATATCAATGGTTTGACTGAATCACAAGCAATTGAACTTATAAGAGAGAGGCAAAGTCCAGTTGATAAAGATACCGTTTTTTATAGTTAATTAAAAAATCATAGTAAAGGGGAATAAATTATGATGAACGATACAGAAAAAACTATTTTTAATGCTATTGAAAATTTTCAAATCAAACATGGGTATAGTCCTTCTTTAACAGAATTAGAAGAAGAAACATTTTATTCTCGTAGTACTGTGAGGTATTGTATAAGAAGTTTAGAAGAAAAGGGGTATTTAGAATTAGATAGACAAGTGAGAAGAAACATCCATTTGCGTAATATGCCTGAATTGATAAAGGATGTTAAAGAAAGTATTTATGATAACAAACGGACAATAAGTGAAGATGCAATTATGGACATTTTAACTATTTTACATAATGAAATATCAAATAGTAATAGAAGAAAAAACATCATTTAGTTTTCAGACCGACCCTTCAGGTTGGTCTTTTTTATTTGTGTTTTATTGTCACAATGTGTCACAGCATACTATATATTGTGTTTCGTTTTAATATTATACACTGTATTTAGAAAGACGAAAGGAGTGTAAGAAGTGAAAATTCATGATAAAGATTTTAAAACAAGTCAAGAATTGTCCGATGCAATCTTTTGGGAATTAGCGGAATATCAAACAATAATCACTTTAGCTTTAAGTAATTGTAGTAAGGAAGAAGTTTCTAAAATATTAAAAACAGTAGAAAGAGGAGAGCGTTTCTCTAGTACTACAAAGGAATGGTTGAAACAAAATGTAGAAATGTTCCATAAACCTAAATGGGATAAAGGAGATGATTCAAATGACAGACATGCTAAAAGCAATTGAAGAAAACCCCTTTCTATTACGATTCGGGGACGGACAATTCTTCGCGCGTAAGAAAAACGAAGAAGAAGAGGAAGAGATCGAAGAGGTTGAGGAAGAGGAAGAAGAGGAAGAAGAAAAGCCGAAACCAAAACGCAAACCAAAATCAAAAAGTGAGGAGGAAGCACCAGCATGGGCACAAAAGCTGATAGACCTAGTAACACCGAAAGTGGAGGAGCAACAGGAAACGCAAAAAGTACCGGTACCACCGAAACCAAAAGTAGAGGAAGACGAGGAGCCGGAAGTGGAGGAAGTGGAGGAAACGGACAAGCCGAAGAAACAGGGCTTCCTAAATTGGTTCCTGTAGACGTTCCTGGTAAAGAAGTGGAACTGTCTGAAGAGGAAAAGAAGCTAGAAGAGAAGCGCAAAAAGGACAGGGAACGAAAAGCCCGTTCGCGCGCGAATACAAAATCTTCCCCACGATCTAGCGGGAAATCAAAAGCACCGTCAATGGAAATCTTGCAATTGAAACCGATTCTAATGACAGTTAGCAAAATGGTAGAATCTCGCGAAGGGTTTGAAGTATGGGCTCTAAGTGAATCTGAAATAGATACACTATGTGAACCGATTCAAAACATGTTAGCGAAAACCGCAGCACTCGAAAAGGTTGGAGAAAATAGTGACGCGATTGCACTTGCGATTGCATGTTTCACAATCTTTATTCCGAAATTTTTAGTTTGGAATACTACACGAAAAATAAAGAAAGCGCAGGTGGTAACAAATTATGCTAGACCAAATCCAACTACCGGAACAGCCGGCAGAAACGAAACAGGAAAGACTGGAACAAGTCCTAAACCTAGTAGTGAACAGGCTACCGTTTCAAGTCAAAATTTTAGCGGGGACCTTTCTTCCCTCATTCCAGCAAGCGCTCCTCTCTGATGATTTTGAGAACAATTTTGACGAGGGTCTCGAAAAGCTGAAAGAAGTGATTGATTATGTCCAATATGGAAGCAATACCAACTGATGAACATGTATTTATAGCAGGAAAAACAGGTAGCGGGAAATCGAAACTTGCTGAGGTGTACCTTGCCGGATATGACCATGTTGTCATGTTAGATACAAAGGGACAGTCTTTGGAGCGAAGGAAAAAGGGTGAGGAACTTTGGTACGGGTTAAGAGAGGGAAAGGACTTTGTACTGGTCGAGACACTGGAAGAAGTAGCAGAAGCCCGGACAAAGAAAATTATCTATTGTCCATCGCCCGAAGAACAAAGCGAGGAACATTATGACGCACTTATGAAGTGGGTGTATGAGCGCGAAAATACAATTCTATGGATTGACGAATTGATGCAGGTTGCCCCGTCTCCTACAAAGTATCCGTTCCATTTACGCGCACTTATGACGCGCGGGCGTAGTAAGGAAGCGACGGTATGGGCATGTACACAAAGACCCGCTACAATCCCGATTGATGTGTTTAACAATTCCAGTCACTTCTTTATTTTCGATTTAAATATTCCGGCTGATCGTGACCGTATTGTAAAAGCTACAGGGTGTCCGGAGTTTTATGAAAAGCCCGGTAAGTATAACTTTTGGTATATGCGGGATAGTGATGACGAACCTGTCCGCGCCACTTTGAAACTTTGAAAGGGGGTGACAATGTGGAGGGTAAATTTGCAGGGGTCGGACTCAAAAATATTATTGTGTTATGGCTCATGTTTGTACTGTTAACAGTCATGGCGAAAGCGATTTTAACAAAACATCCGGTTCGTGGACTTAGTGAAGTTGTCCAAGCCGTATAACAAGGAGGAAAACAAAATGAGTAAACTATTTAGCCCGTCTTGGTGGGTATCTATGTTAATTAACACATTCGTGACAATGATCTTTATTTACCTAATTAAAAAAGGGTCTGAGAAATTCAATATCCCGGTTGTAAGACCGATTGCGGAGGCGGTATAACATGCACGTAGTTACTATTTATGATGGAAATATGAATCGTATTAATACACATTTCACGGGAAGTAAGCCGACTTTTCAGCAACTTGCCGATTTTAAAAATCGTTATGAAAACGCGGAGTATGTGGAATCAAATGAACGTTTTGCTGACTTTGAAATTCGTGAGGGTGAAAGAAAAGAGCGTATCGCAAATGAAGCGAAGCAAGCGGAGTTAGAACGTATTAAACAAGCCCAGCAAGGAACGCAAAAATTTTCATCAGATACAAATGGACCCGATAACGGATTACATGAAGGAGGAACAAACTAATGGCACAACAAAAAGAGCAATATTCACCGCAACAAAGAGCGATGATTTGGGCAACGTCAACACGTCAATATCAACAAACATTACCAACGCAAGTTGTCACACAAGAGGGCATGAGTATTGATTTCGCCTTACCAAAAGCAAGATTACTAACAAAAATCTATTTACATGTGAAAGCCGTAGCCACGCTAAAAAGTACGTCCGGTACAATTCAGCGTGACGCAATGAGTCCATTTGGTATCCTACGCCGTGTTGAACTCAATTTAAATAATGGCTTCAGTCCTTATATTGTATCAGGTAAAGAACTGTATATGTACAACGTTTTACGACAACATCCTGATGTATTGCTACCAGGTCCGAATAAACAGTCATTAAACTATGTAGAAAACATAGCAACAACAGCCGGGAAGGACAATGAAATTCAATTTACAATTCCAATTCCTGTCTCACTAAATGACCGTGACCCTGTCGGAATGGTTATGCTACAAAATAACACGGCAAACGTAAACTTATCCATTGCGATCGATAAGTTAGAAAATGCATATAAATTAAATCCATCAAACAATGACCAAGTGGCGTTTAAGTCGATGTCAATCACACCTGTAATCGAAACGTTTTCGATTCCTTCGATTCCTGGTGGGCAACCGGACATGTCTGTGCTAAAACTTGTTCAATCAAAATCAGACTTATTCTCTGGTGGCGGTCAAAATACGTTAAAACTAAACGTCGGTACGATCTATAGAAAACTATTATTCTATTTTGAAGATAGTAACGAAAAGCCATTAGAACCAAAAGACTTTACCGGAAACATGGAGCTTGTCTTTAACCAAGCGGACACGCCTTACAATATCAAACCGGAAGTCTTGTTGCATAAAAATCATAGTGATCTAGGGTATCCATTACCACCGGGCTTATATTGCTTCGACTTTTCTTTCCAAGGATTACCAAATCTGGGAGGTTCTAGGGACTATATCGATTCTGAGAGATTAACAGAATTTTGGCTGAGATTCTCTCCGAATGCAGGCGGGAAAGTCACTGTCGTATCAGAAACAATATCACGATTACAAATGTAAGGGGCTTTATGCTCCTTACCTATTTATAAGGAGGGAACAGAATGGGACTGAATCATTTCTATCACGATCTATACCCGGATACAGGGTTCAATACGACAAGCGGAACAACTGTAGCGGAAATGGGTGACCAAGTTGTATTAGTGGATGAAAAGGACATTAAAACAGATGTGAAACCGAAAGCTGACCCGGTGACAGGTGCAAGCATTTGGAAGTCCATTGGATTATTTATCATCATCATAATCGCATTTGGTTATGTGGCGGGGAGGTTGTAAGATATGGACGCTCAAATGGTAGGTCAATTAATTGGTAGCTATGGATTTCCGATTTATATGTGTATTCTTTTTGCTACCTCTATGAAAAAGACACTAGAAGGCGTTACACAATCCATCAATTCGAACACGCAAACAATCAATTCTAATACACAAATCGTAATGCAATTACAACAAAAAATAGAGCAAATGGGTGGTAAGGCTCATGAGTAAATCATTAATTTTAGTCGTGGCTATCCTTGCTTTTTGGTTCTTTGTGATTCGAAAGAAAAAGGCGTGATGACATGTGAACAACGATGCGAAGGGTTTGACATTTCTCACACTTTCCCTTTTGTTTTTATGGCTCGTATTTGACGATTTTGTCGGAAAGAAACGTCTGTCAAAATTGGCGCAAATGATGACGCCGGACTTATCTATGCCCGACCCTATACGTGACAAGGTAGATAAGGTAGTAGACGATACAAAAGAAAATGTGAAGAAGGATACAAAGGATATAAAGAAAGATACAAAGGATGCTGTAAAGGATACAAAGAAATCGTTCGATGACCTTTTAACCGGGAAGGAAATAAAAAAAGATTGGTATGACTTCACCGACTGGTGGGACAAATTAGGTGTCGACAAGGTGAAAAAAGATGCTAGCAAAGACGTGGAAGACGTTTGGGATGAAATCGGAAAAGCCGTGAACGATACAAGAAAATCGGCGAGTGATATGTGGGATGATGTCACATCCAGTGTGAAGGGGTGGTTTAATTGAAAGAATTTACGGAGTCAATGCCGTTCGTTATCTTTTTCATGTCCGTGACCGTCCTATTACAATCCTTTACGAATGAACGTGTAACAAATGGATTTTTGCTACTCGTATTAATGAGTATGATTGTTACAAATTCTGACAAGTTTATCAAACTATTAAATGAGGTGAGAGTATGACAAAAGTTTTCGATATGATCGCGGGAATTGGTTTATTAATCGGTATTTATTTATTCCTAAGTAATGGTCGAGAAACGGTGTCAATTATTGAAGCGATGGGGAAAAACAGTATAGCCGGTATCAAAACATTACAAGGACGATAGGAGGGGTTTTTATATGGATTACAAGCGCGACAATTTAAATCGTCACGCGTTCCAAGCACTCGACAAGCCCGTATATGAACCCTCTATCAGATTGAACGTGGAGTTTGACGAGTACCTCGGCTCTTATGCGTTACTGGTGAAGCATACGGCAAAGCAACCGAAAATGGTGATCGCTGACCCGGTGAAAGAACCGTGGGAGAAAACACGACCAAACTTGCAAAACGAACAAATTCGAAGAGAGGATTTCCCGCAAGGTTATTATCTTGGAAATCCAATTATGGGGGTGTAGGGAATGCCAGAATTTGAAAGACTCGACCCTCCTGCAAGTGGCGGGGGTGGTGGAAAGCATAAACCGAAGTTTGATAAAAAACAAAAGATGCTATTACTGGGCGGTGGCGTTGCCGTCGTCCTCGTGGCTCTTTTTATGAACAAGGCAAAGCATAGCGGTGGTTCTTCACAAGAAGCCGTAGAGGAAGAATTGAAGGATTACTACACAAACTATCCAACGCTCGGTAGTCAAAACAGTGTCGTACAAGACGGGATGAACACACTAGTCGGAAGACAAGAGGAAATGTTAAACGCTATGTTGGAAGCACAAGGGAAGAAAGACCCGGCTGAACTAACAAAGATTTATGTCACATTCGATAACAGTGACGAAGCCTTAAAACGTCAGCAATATTTAATCAATGCCGGAGCAAGTACGACGTATGTCAGAAAACAATTCATTAAAGACGGATGGGCGGGCGCAAAGGATTACTATGTTGTAGAAGCATACGGGAAAGATCGTCAAGAAATGGCTGATCTTGTGAAAAAAGGTGTCCAAGACAAACAGTGGGGCGGAATGGAAGTCGGGAAAGTAAAAACCCAAGACGCACCAAACTATGGTGCACATTCTCGTAGTTATTAATGGCTTTAGATGTTAGACCGTTCATCAACGACGCCCAACGTATACAAAAAGAAACAGGTATCCCCGCTTCTATTATTCTCGGTCAAATGGTCTTCGAATCTAGTGGTAAATACGATGGCGGAATGTCCGGTCTTGCCTATAATGCGAAGAATTTATTTGGTATTAAAGGAGTCGGACCCGCCGGGACATATACCGTATGGTCACAAGAATATGACGCGGGCGGGGGTCGTGTTTCTGGATTCCGGAAATACAACAGCTACTATGAGTCAATGGCTGACCATGCACGACTCTTGCAAACACCGCGCTATGCGTCCCAACTGAAAAATGCGAAGACGTTTGAGGACTTCGCGCGCGGGATTAAGGCGGGCGGTTATGCGACTGACCCAAATTATGCGGGACAACTGATTTCTATTATTAAACAAAATGGATTAGACAAGTATGACGACGGGACGCCATACACCGGAGAAGGGAGCGTTCCTGCCGGTGGAGGGAGTGATAAACGTGGAATATTCACAAGTGTCGCTAATGGCGTCATTCGCGCCTTGCTTATCTTATTGGCTTTTGTGGCTTGTGTTCTCTTTTTTGCCAAGGCATTCCCGCAAGTGGAAGCAACGGCAAAGAATGGAGCAAAGAAAGTTACAAAGTCATCCTCACGATCTAGAGGATATAAAAAAGTAAAACCGAAAGGCGGTGCTACGAATGGCGGAACTACAGGGGCTCAAACTAAACGACAAGTTGAAGCAAGTATATGACAAGGCGTTATCCCTTGGTTTGCGATTCACAAGCGGATACCGCCCCGGTTCTACCGGACCAAGTGGGAGACCGGATAGCCATTCCCAAGGCATGGCTATGGACTTCGCGGGTTCAAAAGATAAAATGGACGAATTTGCAAAATGGGCGAAAACGTCACCGCTCTTTACAGAAGTGTTATGGCAAACGGCTGGACACTACGATCATGTACACGTCGGGTGGCAAGAGGGAAAACACCAAGCTGGGAAAATGTATGTAGGTGACAAAACATTGATAGACAGACCCACGGGTGACGGTGGCGGTGCACTAAGCACGGGGACGGCTTCCCCAAATTCCGACAAAGGATTTATCACAAGTGCATTTGTTGGAATCGTTCGTGCTGTTATGATTCTTGTCTTTCTGATCGTAGCTGTATATTTCTTCTTCCAAGCATTCCCGGATATAAAAGTAAAAGTATTTTAAGGAGTTGAAAACATGTTAAAAGATAATACATGGCGTGAGGTCACGCTCACACTACCGCCTAAAATGGCGTATACACATCATTTCATTGATACAAACCCAAACCATTATGACATTAACAATCTATCTGTAGCGACGCTATACGCGGGCGTTCGTGTCCTACCAAGTCCAAGAGAATACGAATTACTTGTACCGGGTAATGGACGAAACATTTTAGCGAGGAAAGAAGGAGCTTCCCAAATTCAAATCTATAACGATAGTGAGGATGCTGCAAGAATCATTTTAACATCGTTTAACGAACCGTTTAACCCTGCTGTACTAGCGAATAGCGGAAGTGTAGCCCCGATTTCAAACGGTGGCGGTGGGGTAAGTGATACCGTCACTGTAAAAGGATTTACAAGCGCGTTACCTGCCGGGAACAACAATATCGGTAAAGTAGTTGTGACAGGAATGCCCGCTATTGATTTTGCATTGCAAACATTACCCGCCGGGACAAACAATATTGGTTCGGTGAATGTAGCAAAACTACCACCTCTTGCCGAAGGGAAAAGCTTTATCGGAAGCGTTGGTGTGCAAGGCGGTGTATCTATTACAGATATGCCACCAATTAACGTGACCAATGACCCTGTCCGTGCGTCCTGTATGGCGTGGGAAGGTTCGGTGAATAATTCAATTGTTGTATTCGATATGGCGGACAAAAACGTCTTGAAATTCAACTACATCGTTAATGAAGGGGATACGGATTTATTCGTTAACTTTGACACGTATATCGTAAACCCAACAAACCTACAAGGTACAAATGGTTTAGGTGCTACAATCCGTTTGAAACCAGGAGAATCTATCACGGACTTTACGAGGAAGACTAGTAAAGTCAATATGACTCGTACAAGTGGTACAGGAACTGTCCGTATTTTGGGGGTGTAAAATATGGCTTTGATCAAACCGTTTCCTATCATTGAAACCAAAACAAGGAAACTACCTGCAAATGGGGTAAATCCTGCTTACTATAAAATAGCCAAGATTCAAGTGAGACCTACGGTAGATGGTGGAGAGAATGCGAGTTTTCAAGGTAGTGTATTCCCGCAATCAGACATTGCTTATACAGGGAGTGCACAACCTCTATTCACATTTTCTTTTGGTGTACGTGCGTCAGGCGCACCAAACCAATTATTAATTAAACCATCACTTTTAAAAGTAGGTGATAGTAGAGAGAATAGTTTCCGTTTCGAAATCTATCGGGACGCTGAAAAGAATCATTATCTTTATATCGTTCAATCACCTTATTCGTTGCAAACTGTTTTTACTTATACGCAAGTAGGTTGTACAGAATACTGGGAGTATGACAACCATTTTTCCGAACGCGGGTATGATCTTGTATGGTCAAGTGTAAACGGTGATACACAAGGAATCTACGAAGGTGGTCGACGTTTGTTAACGGAAGTAAAAGCAAACGATACCTATATGAAAAAGGTAGTCACAAATAGAATAAACGTTGATTTGAGAGAAGGGTGGTTTCATTCAGAAAATCCATTATCTTTCACAAAACGTGCCGATATCGCCACGTTAACAGGAGCTGTCCTTCACGGTAAAGATGGTCCGTATCAGGTCATAGGGAAAGTACCCACGGGTTACGAGCCTGTCAGGGAAACAGTGTTAGCAGCTTGTTATTTAAAAGATGATGGTAGCTTTGCAAGTATTCCAATCGTTATCTCAATTTACGGTGAGTTAATTCAATTAGGACTTCGTATAAACAATAACAAAGACAGAACCATTACCAATATAAGTGGGACATGGGAAACTATAGGAGGAATGTAAAATGGGTGTAATTGCTGATTTATCACATCATGAAATAGTAAATTGGAGTCGTGCGAGTAAACAATTAGATTTTGCTATATTGCGTGTACAAGATGGAAGTAGGGTTATAGATCGTGAGTATCAAAAGAATGTGACAGGATGTAAAGCCTATGGTGTTCCATTCGGTAACTATGCATTTTGTCGCTTTGTATCTGAAAATGATGCTAGAGTGGAAGCGCGTGACTTCTGGGAACGTGGAGACAAGGATGCAACAATATGGTTTGCTGATATAGAAGTAACCACAATGGATGATATGAGAGCCGGAACACAAGCGTTCATTGACGAGTTGCGACGACTAGGAGCGAAACGCGTCGGAATATATGTAGCACATCATAAGTACAAGGAATTCCAAGCCGATAAAATCAATGCTGATGCTGTATGGATACCACGCTATCCTAACAAACCTTTATTCCCTTGTGACCTATGGCAATACAGCGAAACGGGGCGTGTGGACGGTATATCGGGTGACGTAGACTTAAACTATCTGACAGGTACAAAACCTCTTAAATGGTTTACAGGAAGCGTAAATACTAACTTCCAAATTCATATAGGCGACTTTGACGAATTGACTTGGGCGGGAGATTCTAAAAGGGAAGTAAAAGAGTTTCTAGAAGGATATGGTGTTTGGGATATGCGACTAGAGAAAAATGCATACCGATTGATTGTAGGAGACTTTTGTGACGAGGCGTGGTGTGACGAAACGTTACAAAGATTAAAAGAAAGATTTCCAGGTTACGGAATGTGGAAGGTGAATATTTAGAGTTTACAAATACCAAACAAGGGTCGTGAAAAATCACGGCTCTTTTTAACGTAATTTGTAAAAAAGAAAAAATTGATAACAAAATTAACACATGATATAATCAAGTTGTTATATTACTTAATATAAACAAGATAAACCGTTCTGATTTTGTTTATGTTAAGTAATCATTCCAAGGTAAATATTTCGTGGATATTTATTTTGTGACATTCATTGTGAATTTATCAAATGGAATTAAACTTATGTTTTCTTTTATTTGTTTTTGTCACTTTATAAAGTGACTTCTTCTTCTTCGACTCGTTAATAGCGAGTCTTTTTTTTTATTCAAAAAAAGAAGGCAGACATTCGTGGTGTCTA